ACAAACGAGGGCGTGAATCTGTAGTAATTAGCACCATTGTTGAACCTCTGCATATGACTTAAATATACTTTTCTTTGGTAAAATTGAATATTGCGGGACATTGTTTCTTGACAGTGTCCCCTTTTTATGATATAATATATTTATATTGATAAAAAGGAAGGAAAGTGATTAAATTGAACTATCCTGGAAGTTTGCATAACCATACTGACTATAGTAATTTTCGATTAAAAGATTCTATTAATAAAGTTGAAGATTTAATGGATTATGCAATTAAATTAGGCCATAAAGTTATTGCTTATACAGAGCATGAAACGGTTAGTAACGCTATTAAAATTGAAGAAGCGTATGAAACAAGAAAGCAAGAATATCCTGACTTTAAGGTTATTAGGGGTAATGAAATTTATTTAACCAGAGATGGATTAAATCAAGAAAATTTTGTTACTGATGAAGACAAATATTTTCACTTTATTCTATTGGCAAAAGATGCTGAGGGACATAAACAGCTAAGGGAATTATCCACTAGAGCATGGCTTAGGTCTTACACTTCTAAGGGTCTTAAAAGAGTTCCTACTTATTATCAAGATTTAAAAGATATTATTTGTAAAAACCGGGGACATGTTATTGGAAGTACAGCATGCTTAGGCGGATATGTTCCAACAACTATTTTGAAATATAGAGATACCCAAAATATTGAGCATAAGAATCAAATCATTAATTGGCTTAAGAGCATGAAGAAGCTATTTGGAGAAAATCATTTTTATTTAGAAATGCAACCATCTAATAATCCTGACCAAAAGTATGTGAATCAAAGTTTAATTGCTTTGTCTAAGCTGCTAGATATTCCATATATTATTACATGTGATGCCCACTATCAAAGCAAAGAAGATAAGTCAACTCATGCAGCGTATCTTCATTCACAAGATGGTGAGAGAGAAGTAGCTGAATTTTATGATACTACATATTTAATGGGTACAGAAGAACTAGAGTCTTATTTTTCATATTTTACTCAAGAACAATTACAAGAAGCATATAAAAATATCAATAACATCACGGAGATGTGCGAAGATTATAGTTTAAAAAAGCCACTTAGAATACCTGAACTAATCTGGAAAGATTCATATATTTCAATTGAAGACGTAAAAAAATATGTGCCGCAAATTCCTAATCTTGAATTATTATTAAATTCAGATTACAAAGGTGATACACTATTGGCTAAGTTAATCATTCAAGGGATTGAAGAAAAAGAAGGATTAAAGAACCAAAAGTGTTATAATGAATTGAACATAGAAATACAATCTATTTGGGATAGTTCAAACGTAAATAAAGCACATTGGAGTGCTTACTTTTTAAATCTACAAAAAATGATTGATATTTGTTGGGACGCTGGAAGCCTGGTTTTAGCAGGCCGTGGCAGCGGTGTAGGCTTTTTAATTTTATATATTTTAGGTATTACACAAATTAATCCTCTTAGAGAAAAAACTCAAACCTTTTCATGGCGATTTTTGAATCCTGAACGTGTATCTGTATTGGATTAACAAAAGAAGTTTTTGATAGTCCCCTTATATTGGAAGGTGTAAGGTAAAATCTCGAATATCAGGGAAAGTCCTTAGAGTCTTACTTACTAAGCATTAGAGAAATCAAAATGTGGCTTAACTAATTATTAAGGTATAGTAACAAGAGTAAGAATTGGATAATCCTGAGAGACAGACCTAAGTTTTTATAAATATGGTAAGCTCGCAACGACTACCAAGAGATAACCTAAGGGTTAATGGTATAGTCTATTCCCCTAATAAATATCGGGAAACCGAGGGTAGCAAAGGTTGATTTTGACATCTCAGGTCTTCGCCGAGGAAAAGTTTTGAGAAAATTTAGAGAAGTATATGGAGAAAATAGAGTTGCTAATGTTTTAACTATCGGTACTGAAAAATCCAAAAGTGCAATTTTGAGCGCGGCAAGAGGGTTAAATATAGATAATGATACTGCGCAATACATATGTTCTTTAATCCCTTCTGATAGAGGAATTACTAGAACGTTGAACCAGTGTTACTATGGTGATAAGGAAAATGGATATAAACCAATAGCTGAATTTAAAAAGGTTATGGAGGATTACCCGCAATTATGGCAAGTAGCCCAAAAGATAGAGGGTGTAATTTGTAGGATTGGTATCCATGCCGGGGGCCTGATTGTTGTGGATGAAGACTTCACAGAAACTTCAGGGCTAATGACTGCGCCTGATGGTACTGTTATTACACAATTTGACCTTCATGATGCTGAAAAAATGAGTCTTATTAAGGTTGATGCACTTTCTGTAGAAGCTGCGGATAAAATTCAGGTATGTTTAGAGTTATTGTGTAAATATGGATATATTAAAGAATATCCTACACTAAGAGAAACATATGAACATGCTATTGGAATTTATAATATAGAGCGTGAAGATTTGGAAATGTGGAAAATGGTATGGGAACATAAAATCCAATCATTATTCCAAATGGAAAAACCTAGTGGAGTACAGGGAATTGAATTAACCCACCCAGCTTCTGTAGATGACTTGGCAACACTTAATTCTATTATCAGATTGATGGCTCAAGAAAAGGGCGGTGAGCAGCCCTTAAACAAATATGCTAGATTTAAAAATGATATTAGTCTTTGGTATAAAGAAATGAAAGATTATGGATTAACCAAAGAAGAACAAGAACTATTAAAAGATGTTCTAGGAATTTCATATGGCATGTGTGAATCTCAGGAAAGATTTATGCAATTGGTTCAAATTCCAGAATGCGGAGGTTTTGACCTTAACTTCGCGGATTCTCTTAGAAAAGCCATCGCTAAGAAGGCACCGGAACAATTTAAAAAATTAGAAAAACAGTATTTTGATACTGTAAAAGAAAAAGGTTTAAGTAAGAAACTATGTGAATATGTATGGTATGTTTGTGTATATACTTCACGTGGTTATGGGTAAGAGATAGTCTGGCCCTTATCTGTCTTTCTGCTTATCAGCAGGGTTATCTTTAAAGATAGCTAACGAGGAAGCCTAAACCTACCGGCAAGGTAATCTCGTGGCAAGCTATTGTGGTTAAACAATAGAAGCTGTATCGACTATCCCTCGGAAAGGGAGTACTGGTATTATTGATACATACTGGGAAACGGCAGAGCGCGGAAGCGTAAGAAATAGTCAGTACCGTTAGAAATAACGGAGTATATGTTAATTTATCTCACACTTTAGCTTATTCATTAATCGCCTTACAAGAAATGAATTTAGCTTATAAATTTCCTATTATTTTTTGGGATTGCGCGAACCTGATTGTAGACAGTGGCACAATTGAAAACATTGAAGATAAAACCACTAATTATGATAAAATCAGTATTTCAGTAAATAAAATTGTTTCTACAACATCTACTAAGGTATATCCAATTGATATTAATTTATCAGGTTTATCATTTACTCCTGATGTTGAAAATAATAAAATTTATTATGGAATTGGTGGTTTACAGGGATTAAATAATAATATTACTTCTGAAATTATCAATAATCGTCCATATACATCTTTACAAGATTTTATGAGTAAGGTAAAATGTAACAAAACAGTTATGCTATCATTAATTAAAAGCGGTGCTTTTGACCAATTCAATGACCGCCAAGAGATAATGAAAGAATATATTTGGTCTATTTGCGAACCAAAGAAAAGAATTACAATGCAAAATTTTGCGGCGTTGGTAGAACATAATATTTTGCCGCAAACACTATCACTACAAATTAGAACATTTAGGTTTAATAAAATGTTCAAAAAGAATTGTAAGAAAAATGGTAAGTTATTAGTTCATAATAATAAATGGAAATATTTAGATTTCTATGAACAATATTTTGATATAGATTTACTAACACCAAACGAAGATGGAATTTTAACTATTGCAGAAAATGACTGGAAGAAACAATATGATAAAATGATGTTGCCCGCGAAAGAATATATTACTAAACATAATTCTGCCCTTTTGGAAAAACTAAATAATTCTATATTCCAAGAGTGTTGGGAGAAAAATGCTGGTGGCAATATTTCTACTTGGGAAATGGAATCCTTAGGATATTATTATCATGAACATGAATTAAAAAATGTTGACATGATTAATAATGATTTGGTAGAATATAAAGACCTTCCAGATGAACCAGAAGTAGAATATACATTTAGACGCAATGGCAAAGAATATTCTACATATAAGACACACAGAATTTGCGGCACGGTAATTGCTAAAGATGATGCTAAGTCTATGGTTAGTTTATTGACTGTTGGTAGTGGTGTTGTAAATATTAAATTTACTAGAGATAACTATGCTAGGTTGAATAGAAGGATTAGTGAAGTTCAACCAGATGGCACTAAGAAAATGATTGATAATTCATGGTTTATAAAAGGTAGTTTGATTACAGTTAATGGCTTTAAAAGAAGTGGACAGTTTGTTTCCAAGACCTATAAAAAGTCTAAACATCATGGCTGTGAAAAAATTACCAAGATATATAATAATGGTTTAATTGATACTATTTATTTGCGGAGTAATGAAGGAGAGTAAAATGAACAAACCAACTATCATAGCTATTTGCGGGAAAAGCAGTAGTGGTAAAGATTCTACCGCCCGCGAACTTTGTTCTTTACTCTCTTCTGTTGGTTATAATGCTGGTGGGCTGGTAAGTGATACTTCCCGCCCACCCAGAGACTGCGAAAAAAAAGGTGTTGACTATAACTTTATTTCATGTTATAATTTTATTAATAAAATAAAAGATAATAAATATTTGGAATGGAGTAAATTTAGGGGCTGGTATTATGGTACGCCAGCTACAGCTATTAAATATGATATTAATATAGGTGTATTTAATCCCGAAGGCATAGTTAATTTATTAAAATATAAAAATGATTATGATATTTATGTAGTAATTTTAGAAAATAAAACCTTAGAGAGGTTAAAAAGGTCTGTCCGCAGAGAAAATAAATTTAAGCTAGAATATTTGCGGCGATTGTTTACTGACTGGAAAGACTTTAAACATTTTAACTCTCTTGGAATAGATGTAGATTTGGTTATTAAGGAAGGAAGTATAAAGGAAAGATGTATAAAAATTATTGAAATACTTGGGACAAAATAAATAATTTAGGTGCTACAAATTTTATATAAGTTACAATAAAATATTTTAATAGAACAGGAGAATGCCTATGGTAAAAAAAGTAATTAAGCGTAACGGAGATTACCAAGATTATGATTCTAATAGAATTAAAATTGCTATCTCCAAGGCTTTCTCAGAATTTGGGGAAGAATTTGATAATGAAGGAATCATCAAAGAAATTGAAGCCAGTTTAGTTGGTGAAGAAGTTTCGGTAGAAGATATCCAAGATATCGTTGAAGAAGTTCTTTGGTGTAATGGCTATTCTGAAGAAGGTAGAGAATATACTAGATACAGATATGACCGTGAAAAAGAACGTATCAACAAACAAGAATATGAAATTGAAAAGAAAATTCTTGGAACTAATATTGAAAATCAAAATGCCAATATAGACGAAATGTCTTTTGGTGGCCGCAAAGGTGAAGCTAGTAATATTGTGATGAAAAATTATGCATTGAATCATTGCATGTCTAAGATGGCAAGAGATAATCATCTCAACAATGAAATTTATATTCATGATTTAAATTGTGCCTAATATTAGTGATAATATTAGTGGACCATGTGAACTCAAGCAAAAGAGGTGTTAAAATTTTATTTTAGCTATCGGTTCAGAAGATAGTAATATCAATATGAGTAAGAGACCCTAAGTCCCGCAAGGGATATGGCAATACCGAGCCAAGTTTATTTTTGAAAATAAAAAGGTGTATCGACTAAAGGTGATGAGTGTAGCCTTGTAGAGTGGAGATTAGCACCACTCGAAGTGCATGGCATCTTAAATACAAGATGAAGAGATAGTCAGTACCTATAGAAATATAGGAGTCAGCGGATTTAGACAGCTTCGCAATTGGAGAGCACAATTGTATGTCGATTCCTTTTGATGACTTATTGGCCAATGGATTCAATACTAGGCAAACAGATGTTCGACCTGCAAATTCTGTGAACACTGCTTTTCAGTTAATCGCAGTTATTATGCAACTTCAAAGTTTGCAGGAGTTTGGTGGCGTCTCAGCTACGCATTTAGATTGGACAATGGTTCCATATGTAAGGAAATCATTTTATAAACATTATAAAGATGGTTTAAAATATATTGCGGAAGAAGATATGCCGCAATATTTAAATGATTCATTATCAATTGATGATGAAAAATATACTAATAATCAAAAAGTATATAAATATGCTTTAGATAAAACTGAACAGGAAGTAAAACAAGGCGCAGAGGGCCTTTTCCACAACCTTAATTGTTAGGGTGACTAAACAGTAATGTTTAGAACATAGCTATCTAAACGGGGAAACTCTTAGCAAAGACAATCCCGTGCTAAATTAAATATTAATAATATTTATAAATGCCTAACGACTATCCCTATAAAACGGGGAGTAGAGTCAAGCGACTTGAAACGATAGCCCCCTCAAAAGAGGGTGAAGATATAGTCTAATCTTTATGGTGACATAAAGAAGTTCATAAGAGAACTGCATAAGATTAGCGACCTTATGTGAATATACATGTAACACACTTCAAAGTAGGTCAGGAAATTAAAATTGGTTTCCCTAGAGCGAAATCTCTAGTAAAAAATTGAGCAAAATCGGTAAACCCTAAGTCTTTAACAAAAGATATGGTAATACCGAGGTAAACAAATAGATTGCGAAAGGCTATTTGTCACCGTAACGCGTAGGTAGTGAATAAATATAATCTACCCAAGAGTGCTCAACCCCTAACAGGCGAAGCTGAGGGTGAAAATGTACGCTGAACTTATAGGAAACTATAAGAAGTAAAGGATAAAAAGCCTTTGCGGTAACAAAAGCAACTGCCTTTTACCTCTATCAATTTTGGCACATGTACAAAGCCAGAAGGTAGAATGGTAATTAAAGCACTACTTGAAGTGTCTATTGAAGGATTAGGTAAATTAAGAAAAACAAGTGTTTTTCCTTGTTCAATTTTTCAATGCATGAAAGGGGTCAATAGAAAACCAGGTGACCCAAACTATGATTTATTCCAGTTAGCATTGAAATCTACAGCAAAAAGGTTATATCCAAATTATTGTAATACTAATTGGAGCGGTAACGAGGGTTATGATATTAATGACCCACGAACATATTTCTCAACAATGGGTAAGTGTAAACTACAGCTCATTTAAAATCTTTTGAACCTCGCTAGAGGGTGTCTCTAATGAGAGGCTAACGGTTAGGTCTTATAAAATGGTTTGATTTATAAGATGAGACCGTGCTAAGATTCATCATAATATTCATAATAAGGAGAAAGGCTTATGTGGATATACAAGATAACAAACATTCAAAACAATAAAGTATATATTGGTCAAACAATTAGACCAATAGAGCAACGTTTTCGTAGGCATATGAATGATGCTTTAAACAATATATTAGATACTCATTTTGCAAGAGCAATTAGAAAATACGGGAAAGATAGCTTTATTATTAAAGAAATAGATTCTGCTCAAACACAAGATGAATTAAACAAAAAAGAACAGTATTGGATTCAATATTATAATTCAATTGAAGATGGATATAATGAAACTGATGCGATTTCAAAATGTGGAGGAAATACGTATCAATCAAAGACCGAAGAAAAAATGGAAGTTATTAAAGAAAAAATTAGACAAACCAAATTAGGGTCTAAAAATCCTATGGCACGAAAAATAAAAAGAATAAATATCATTACAAACGAAGTAGAAATATTTGATACTGTTATTAGCTGTGCTAAGGCTTGCGGAATTAAAAATGGAAAAACTTCTATTACAACAAGACTAAATGGGCAAGTAAAAAGTCCTTTTAAGAAACGATGGATTTTTGAATATTATGATGAATAAAGTGTATCGACTATCCCTGATGAATGTATGGGAGTAGGGGTGGAGATAAGCACCACCAGTGTTTTAGGAAACGAAGCACTTGAAAACCGAAGCGGAAGA